CGTGGGGATCGATGCCCCATCGCGCCACACTAATCGGCACCGTCACCCCGTTGTCCCGAAAGACCCGTGCGCACCAGCTACACGGCACCAGCACGTGGTCGGCCCGCTCGTTCAGCAGCTCCGACCATCCCCGTGGCAACCGTGATGCCTCGAACATCGTGTAGCTGACCACCTGCGGCGCCGCGATCTCCGACAGCCACTCTGGCGCACACACAGCCACCGTAGGATCATTGAACGCCCAGGGCCTCCGCGTCGATGACAGATCAACAACCTCAACGTCCAAATCCGGCCGCTGTCCCGCGATACGCTCTAATTGCTCCGCGATCTTAATAGCTCCGTATCCATACCCGTCCCGAGGCAACAGGTGCCCCGCAAGCACGAACCTCATCTGAGCACTCCTATAAGCCTACTTTAACCGATAGGCTACATACCGAGCATATCGCATCGCACACGCCAACCCCTCATCCTCTAAATCGCCCGAATCGTCTGCCCAACAAATTTCCCACGTCGAATCACCCAAACGCTGCTTGTGCAATAGCGTCAGCACCCGGCCCATCGCCACATCAATCGTATCAAACCCCTGACGCTGATACAGGTAAACCATCACGAACGAGCGTGAGCTGATAGAGCCCGGGGACGTAAACGGTCCGTAAAGCTGGTCGCTTTCAGTGCGCACCAATGCACACGGTAAAATTTCACCGTTCGCATCAAATGCATCCGGCGTGGATTGCCGGGAGATCTCCCCCACCTCACTGGCATCGTAAACCCCTCCGGTCAGTGACGCCAACAGCTCAGCGTCACTAGCCAAGGCATCGGCAATCGCAGAGCGCATCAGTCCCGCTCTACACCGAGAATCAATGTGAGGGCCTCCTGCGCTACCGGGGTGTAACTGTTGCGCACCACCAGAACCCAATAGAGGTTTTGATCACTCGGCGCACACGCAAACGGCACAGCAAGATCACCCTTTTGATAAACGACATTCCCGTCAGCCCCCGAACCCACATTACCCTCAGTCGGTGTCGAGCCCATATCGAGTATCGCCACCAGCTTCAGCAACTCTGCATCTGTAGGGTCAAAAGCCGCGTTATCTTCCATAGCCGTGGGCTCTACCGAAAACAACCATATCTCCAGATCCGCCTTAGTCGCTTGATTGGCAGAGCCTACGACCTTGGCCGACCGAATAATACCGCCACCACCACTGACCCGCCCCACGACAATCGACGCCACCGAAGGCTCGGTCGCCTTATCCGCGATAACGTCACCAGCGGCATACGCCGTCGTGTTGTCCGGTCGCGTCAGCGTCGCCTGAACCAGCGTGCGGTCTAAAGCGCTGATGAACCTGCTCTGTGGATTCCCCATCCTGATCTCCTAACAATCCGTTAGCGGAGCTACGCGGCCCCCGCAATCCTCGCATCGTGGTCATCCTCGCCACCGAATAACCAAAGCTGTAGCCCAACCTCTAAACCCCGCAAAAACGGAGAGGTCATATTCCTACGCCCCATACCGACCCAATTTGCGTATGTGTCCATCTCCGGCCACGGCTGATCCCCAGTTACCCATCCCCGTAACTTCGTAGTGAAGGCATCGTCATCCATTAGCACAGACCGCTGATCACAAATGCAGTTGGGATGAATTGGCATAACAATTTCTCCAATCGCGTACACACCATCTCCATTCGGCGCAGCCTCAATAACCTCATCACAGATGTCACGGCGCGGGTGCGCTGGACTCAACACAACCTGCTCCGCAGTTACAAACGGTAGTCTCTCACGCACCCTCTGGGCTGCTGCGTGGTGAATATACTGAATTTCAGTCCTCGCCAGCCTGAGTGCCTTATACGACACGCCCTGCTCAGCGCATTCATCGCCGCTGTACAGTCCGCCCTTGCGCCCCTGGGCGATGTCCGTCTTCGTCAATCCGTAGAGCCGGTAGCGCGTCCACCGGGGGCATTCCTGCCCCGGACCTAGATACTCCTCCAGGTCCTGGGCAATCTGGAACGCGCTCTTGCTATCCGCCACCCCGGCCATCACCGTCGACCGGATACCTTCAAGCCCCTCCTGATCCAGCCGCCAGATCCTATCGGAGAGCTTCAGTCCGTCGCCGTAGAGCCGTTCATTCGCTGCCGCGATCAGCTCCTCGAGCTGCGGCTCGAAGAAACTCACGCCGCCGCTCCAGATCTCCTGCTCTTGTAGCCGGCTCTCCTCCAACACATCCCCGAAATAGGCCGCGTGCAGCGCCGGGAGCACGCCGAATGCCAGGAGCACCGTCTCCCGCCGGGCCGTCTCGAAGATCGCGCGGTAGCCTTGCATAAACGTGCGCCACGCGCCCTCCATCCAGCTCATCACCAGATTGAGCCCCAGCCCGTCCAGCGTGCCGTCTTGGTTGGCCGCGTCCGAAAGTGCCGCCCGCCCCTCATCGAGCACGTCCAGCAACAGCCCGTGCACCCTGCCGGCGACGTAGAGCTGTAGCCGCATCTGTGCCCGGTGGACCGCCGGGAACAACTCCCACGGTGGCATCTCCAGGACAGAATCTGCCATTACACGGCCCTCCCGATATCAGCGCCCGAGGCCCCGCGATTTTCAGGCTCCGACGACGCCTGCGCTATGGCCATGAGGGCCGATAGGTCTACGTTGGGCATAAACTGCTGCAGCACCGTCACGATCAGCTCTGCCGGCCACTGCAAGGCCCTCATCTTCAACGCCGCGTCCGTCAGTTGCTGGAGATCCTCCGGTGTTAGCGCCTTCTTCTTCGCCCACTGAATCTGATATTCGAGGCCGGGCGGGTAAATGCCGTGCAGCAGCCACTCCAGCTCTACCATCGGACGCACGATCTGATCGGTCACCCACTGCTGTAGCACCGGGATCGCCTCGTCGTACTGCTCCTTCTGCTCCTGCAGAATATCTCGGTTCAGGTCCTGCCCATAGCCCAGCAATGACATCGGCACCGGGGAGGAGAGCCACCACGTCCGGATGTGGTGCTCCACATCACCGATCTCTGCCAACCGCGCATCACCCTGGACCGTCTTGATCTCGGTCGTACCGAAGAAATCGTGAACAGCGGCATAGGGATCGTCGAGTGCCGCCTTGTTGAGCTCCATATACTGCTGAATGACCGAGCTACCCGTCCCCTGCGGAAACTGATGGTTGTACTTCATCCCGCTCCGCGTCTTGCGGCGGATCGCGATGTCCCGCTCGCCCTCGATGATCCGCTTCCACGGCGCCGTGGAGGAGGCGAAGAGCGGACGCCCATAGCGCTTCCCCTCGTCGTGGGCCCACCGCGCGTGGATGATCTGCCAATCCGCAAACCACACCGCGTCGTTGGGCGGATTCGCCCACACCACCAGGTTATCCGCCAGCCAATAGGCCCGCTCCGGATCGTCGAAGGTGTCGAACCGGTTGGAATCCCTGTGCATCTGCAACGTCGGCTTCCGGGTCACCTGCTGGATCTCCAGGGCCCCGATCACGCCGTCCCCTACCCCGACCTCCAGGAACGAATCTCCGTCCCGCAAACTCAGCCTGACCCAATCGTCCAGCCTGGAGCCCAAGTCCAGCCGCTTCACCATCGCCGCCACGAGCTCCTCAGCTCCTGGATTATCCGGCGCACTCACCGTGAAGCCGCCGCGTGTCATATCCCGCGCCAGCGCCCGGATAACGCCCGCGGCGCGCGGGTCCGTCTCGTACATCTCCCGACACCGCTTCACCATGTCCATCCTCTGACGGTCGGCAGAGAACTGCTGCGCCCCCTCACGCGGACGCTGCGGCGCCACCATCTCCGTCGAGGTGGTCGTCACCTTCTCGCGATTCGGACGTAGCAGCGCGCGCACCCGATCAATCAACGAAGGCATCAGTGACCCCTATCACTCCAATAGCCCCTTTAGCAGACGTTCCAAATTACCCAGATTCCCCTCTACAGTAGACATAATGATTGCGTACTTACCACCGTGAGATAGCTCTAGATATTTACCATAGAAGACTGTATGGCCCAACGTAATAACCAATCGGTCCTCGCTGCCGGAAACCGTGGCAGTGTCGGTCATCTTGGCAGCGGCACCTGGTTCGATCTGACCAATTTCTGGCCCCAGACCAAACCCCTCAACAGCATAAAAAATTCCACTTCGGGCATGTCCAGAGCGGTCCTCCCACGGCGCACCTGCATGCGCCTCATTCTGCATCATCTCGCCAACCCGAACAGCAGCGGCATAAACCGCCACCAGCATTCGCCGACCATACGACTCAATAGCCCTTCCCAACGCCGACGGTGTACTGATCCATCGAAAGTGCATACCGCCCTTCGTCATTCGATGACCTGGGCCTCGGCCATAACCGCCGCCCGGCGATTGGGCCGCACGATAACCACGCGATACAACACACCATTGGCATCAGTAAATCGATCATCCGGTCGGATATCCAAATCCGAGCCGCCCATCACCACTACACCGCCACGGCTCTCGCGTGACCCATCGCCGGTATGGATACGACCTCTAGATAACCTAGCAACCCTCACGCCCTGCGCATCCAGCGTAGTATTTCCGCGCCGGATCACGATATCTTCCTCGTTCTCCCCACGGACCGCCGCCAGGTCCGTCGCCACCTGATCCCAGTCAAACAGGCTCACGTCTCACCGCCCCATCCAGTTGTAATGCGACCGCATCCCTACCGGGCCAATGGCCTTCTCCAGCGCCTTCTCGTAATCATCCCCTTCAAAGGCCGCCGCCGTTTTAAGCGACTCCGACGCCGGCACCCGCTTCACCCGCTCATCCCCGATCTGGTACTCCGCCATCTCCCCGGAGATTGCCGCCGACCGCGCCTGCAGCGAGAGCACCAAAGCCTTGGCCTTGTGAATCAGAATCCGGACATCGTCATCCGTCATATTGACATAGGCGTCGCTGTTGTTGAGCACGTGAGCCGCGGCATAGCGCAGCGTCCGGCTCGTGGTGTACGTCGGCGTCGGATGAAACGTCATCGTCAGCCCGGCCAGCGTGTAATACTCCTCATAGGTCGAGGAGACCGGCACCAAGCCGGCGTTGGTCACCAAAACACCATCCGGTGACCACATATCCTCCAGCTTGATGACGAAGAGGAAGTCGTTGGGGAGCGTGTAATCCGCCGTCCCGTTGGTAATCGCCAACTCGGTGACCTTCTGCATTGGACGCCGCCGACTGTAGTCCGCGACCGCGTCCTTCACCGCCTGCTCATACTGCGAGTCTGTGGGCACAGAACTGCGCGCGGGAACGTCGGCCTTCAGCCGCGCCACAATCGTCGCCAGTGTCACGCTCACGATTTACCTACTCCCGCCCCAGGGCTTCGCGAATCTCCTCCAACGCCCGTGGCCCGATGCCGTGGAGATTCAGCAGCGCATCGTCGCTGAAATCCCTCAACCGCGCCGTGGAGTGGATGCCATTCGCATCCAGGGCATCTAGCACGCGGTCGCTCAGCCCCAAATCCTCCACCGGCGCGCCACCCTCAACCTCCGGTCCAGCGATCTCTTCCTCATCAGAATCAGAACGCATCTGAAGAGAGGGTTCCGCGTCCACAGCCAGCGCCTCCGGCCTCCGCGCTAACGCAACACGCCCCGCCGCCTCCGAAATTTCAAAAATCTCGCCGGGCAGGCGCCACGTATGTCCGACCAGCACAGGTTCGTTACCATTAACCTTCAGTCTCACGGTTCCCTCCTATGGTAGCCGGGGATAGGCCTGGACATCGGCCCATCCCCAGCACTCGCCGCCGCTAGTCGTTCCTGAACAACGCTTTGATCGTTGGGGTCACCGTCCCCCCCGTCTCGATCTTGAACCTGACGTATTTCCCGGCCAACGGGATGCGCAGATAGTCCGTGGTATCACTCGACAGCACGATCTGGTACGTCTGCTCGGTCGGTATATCGCTAGACGACGTCGTAGTCGTCGCCGTGGTCAACCCCGTCGACGTAATCACCGTCGTACTAGAGGTGAGCGAGTTGGCGATGTACGTGTAGGTCACATCTGCCCAGTTGCTCGCATCCGCACTAAGCTGCGGTGTTACCGTGATCGTGTCGGTGCCCGACACATCTGCCGTGACGAAGACGTCCACCGAGTGGTAGAGCCAGTGGAGGCTCACATCGGTACCGTAGACCGTCTTCGGGCTGTCAGTATAGGTCGTCTGCGTGATACCCGACGCGCTGTTGATGAATGTGTATGGTCCGCTCAGGCCTTTCACTGTGCCAGGTTGTGGCGCCGACGGATCGCCGGCGAAGACGCCGCCTACACAGTACGACGCGAGCAACAACAGCGCCAAACCCAGAACCGCTAAGAATCTGTTAACGGATCGATTGCGTCTCTGCATCTTCTTCTCCTCCATGTTCGATGAGTGCCGGGGAGGCACCTAGCCTCCCCGGACATGTACCTGCCTAGCCTAGCTTACCTTGACCAAAGCGCCCTTTTCCTCGACGGGACTCTCGGTGAGGTTGTACTCCTCCGCGTAGTACTGCTCGGAGGCGATCAACTCGCTCACCGACCCGCTGGTGTCGTAGGTCTGAAAGGGGCCCTTGAGCATCATCGGTCGGTAGACGCGGTGCATCACCAGCTCCCGATTACCGACGAGAATGTAGCTATCGCTGAACTCCGTCGACTCGAAGGCCGGGAGCCCCTTCACGCGCCCCACGAATCCATTCGCGTTCAGAACCGCGTCGGGGAACCCGTCTCGCTTGAATCCGTCCCAGTTAGACAGCTTGTCCATATTGGTGACGGACCCCAGGACGAAGGTGGGCTCGTAGTAGCGGTTCCAAACTTTCACCTTGGCCCCGCCGATATCCTCGACCAGATCGTCATAGCTGTCGGTTGCGGCCGTCCAAGTCCCCGCGATGTTGCTCGCCACGGTTAGAGCCGAGCTCAAGCCCATATAGAGAATGCCCTGGTCGATCTTCCGACGGATCTGCCGGACCAGGCTCGCCAACGTCCGGTTGACCGCGTCCCATCCGATCTGCGAGCGGCTGAAGACGATGGCCTCAGACGTGATCTCTGTGGCCAGTCGGTCCGCGGCCGCCTCGACGGTCACGTAGGTCAGGGACATCTTGCCGCGCTCAATGGTCTCGCGCTCACCCAGCCGCACCGCGGTGTAGGTGTAGTCGACGTCCAGCGAAGCACCATCCGAGATGTCGCCAGCGCTCAGTGCCATCAGCTCACCGTTGGCATAGTCGATGACGTAGTCGGTGCCCTCGACGTAGGTCGTCCCGCCGCCGTCGCTGGTGACCACCACACTGCCGGGGGCGACCCGCTTGTAGTCCAGCGCTACCCAGGACCCGCTGTCCGCGGTCACATCCTCGTTGGTGACAGTTCCGGTATAACCGGTCTCGCCCGAAAACGCCTCATAGTAGATCCTGGACGGACTGGTGTCGATGGTATCCACGTCGAAGATCGAGGTCGCCACCAGCTCTGGGAAAGCCTCCGCGATCACAGCGCGCATCACGCTATACGGGATGTTCAGGTCGCTGGTCTGCTCTGCCTCCTCGAACTGCTTGGCTTCGCGGATCAGATGCTGCTTGTAGACCTCGTCGAACCGCCGCAGGTAGAGAGCCGCGAACTCCTCATTGACGCCCTTGGGCTCCTTGACGCTCCAGCGACGCCCCAGATTGTGGTCCATCAGGCTCTCCTGGAGCTGATAGGCTGCCATCGCGAACTGCGGAATGCCCAGCCCGCTCTCGATCACCGGTCCCATCACCCGTCCGCCAAAGCCACGGGTCTGCAGCCGCATCGCGCTCTGAATCGCATCGTACTCCTTACGCTTCGCGACGATGACGGCCTTGGCCTCGTCTATGGTCGTGGGCTCCGCTGCCTTGACCGCCTCAACGAACTGCTTTTTGAGGAAGTCCGCGTACTGAATCGACTGGCACTGTTCATCGATGTACGCTTCCACCGCGCGGGCCTGCTCGGCCTCTTGCAGCCGCTTCAGCTCCTCAGCCTGCCGGCGGAGGGCCTCGGTCATATCCGCGGTGGGGTCCAACCCCAACAGCTCACGGAGCTCGGCGTCGTGCTCCTGCAACAGCCGCTGGTTTTCCTCGTCTTGGCGTGCCCGTTCCTCCAGGGCCGCCTCCATCTCCGCACGCTTGCGCGCGTCGTGCTCTTCCTCGATCTGGCGAACCAGGTCGGGATATTTTTTCCTAAGTTCTTCTAGATCCATGATCTCATCCTCCGAATGAGTATTACCCCGAGACTCCAGCACCGTGACCCGTCCGTTCGGGTCGCTCTGGACGCCCGGTGTGATGAGGTCGTACCCGGTAATGACCAGGCGAGTGACCTCTTCGATAGCTTCTCCGTTTTCCTCCACCAGGATCGACGCGCCGTGAGCCCGCTGCGAGAGACCGGGCATCACCCCGCCCTCCATAATCGCGATCGCGTCGCGGCCCTTGCTCGTTTCGAGGATGCGACCACGCACCTGCACCTGGTCTGTCGCCTCGTTAAACCGAATGTACCCCGCGTTCCAGTTGATTATCGTCTCCAGGAACTGCGGGTGCCTAGAGCCCTTCGACGTCGGGTGATCCGCCTCACCAGTGACCATCTGCCCCAGCCGCCCCTGCCCAGCAGATTCGTGAAGATGCTGCTGCAATTGCTTCACGGCCTCTCGCAGCACGTGCCGGGGATAGCGTCGCCCGTTGGCGTTGACCACATCCGCCGTGATTCCCACGCCCTCGATCCATCGACCGTCCTCGCTTTCCGTCAACGTGACGGCGTCCTCCACCACCTCAACCATCCGCTGATCGCCGGAAAAAGCCTCTTCCATCGACCGCGGCTGGTAGGCCAACTCTACGATCTCCCACGCATCACGCGGCGTGAAGGCAACAGTATCGCCATCCCGTTCGTAGGGAATGCGATAATACTCATCCACCGCCAACTCGCCCGACTGAGCGATAACGTAGCCCTTGAAGATCTCCTCGATCCACACGTAGGGATCCCGATCATCGAATTGCGCGTGGAATGCCCGGTTGATTATATGCATCGTGTAGTCCAACGAGCCCTTCGTGAGCTCCTCCAGCGCCTTCCCCCGCTCCAGCTTTCTCTTCATAAGATCTCTCCCATCAGTCAGAATGGACTTCTCGCCACCCTCGCCGGCGCCATCGCCGGACCTTCCGCCGGCGGCTCGTCCGCAAACGTCAATGCCAGTGCATCCAATAAGTCCGGTGACCGTCCCAGCCACTTTTTGAGCGTCGCTTTGTCGCTCACCTTGAGTTTACCGCGCTTCACCGCATATCGTGGCGTGCACAGCTCATCCACCAACTCATCATTAGTGTCTGGCGGTAGCATCGCCTCGGAATCTGTTCGCAGCCACTCGCGAACCCGCCACAACAATTGATCCCTCAGCGTCCCAAACACCCCCTCCTCGACCTCTTCGGTGGGCGATCCCGAAACCATCACCGCCACCGCCCGGCCGTCGTAATCCTCCATCAGCAGGTCCTGGCGGTCCTGGGCCCAGCGCCGGCGCATCTGTGGCGCCACCCCGGCGCCCAATCCCGTCGCATCGACGAAGGAGAGCCGGGCATTCCGCCGGTACGCCTTGCGCGCTGCTCTATCTCCGGTCACCAACACGTCCACCCCGTTCCAGTGCTCGAACTCGTCCACCCAGGACCCGTACCGCCAGCACGCCGCATTGCGGTCGACGCCCATCTCCGCCACGTCCTGGCCGTGAATAGGCCGGATGCCGTCCGGAGGCTTGCTGCCTACCCGCTCGCGCCGGGTGATCCACCGCGCCTGGGCCGCCTGCACCCAGGACCTGGCGATGAGTTGGTTGACCGCCTGCCCTGGGAACCTGGCCAGCACCATATAGGCCAACGCCGGATTGGTGATCTCGCGCCATTCCCCGCCCATCAGCGGCTCGGTGCTCTCGCCATTTTGCCTCGTCGCCGTGGCCCCGTCCAGAAACTCGGGCACCTGAAACCAGTCGGGATCATCCTCGCTGATCTCCTCTCCCCGGGCCCGCGGCCGGCTCCACATCGAGATACGCCGGACCGTCGTCTCCCGATCCACCGCGCCCGGGATCACATCCCCCCCCGTGCGCACATTCGGATGGCTGAAGGCGTCCACCCTGACCACATTCGCCTCTCCGTCCCGGATCATCCGGTGGACCGGTCCCGTGGCCTCACGGGGATTGAGCATAATCAGCAGCCGGACGTGACCGCCCGACATACAGCTCTCGATCCCGCGATAGACTTCCTCAGGCACCGCGTCCCCCTCGTCGACAATGAAGAGGAGATGCGGGGCGTGTACCCCGCTGAATTTCGCCTCCCGCTGGGCCGCGGTGCCCGACTGCGGAATCGCCCGACCGACCATCCACCATTCCGGGCCCAACTCAATGTTGAGGTAGCCAGCCACCGCATCGTCGAACGCGTCGCCGGCATCAACCATCCGTGCCTCAATCTCACCCCAGAGCAGCCGTTCTAGATTTTCCAGCGGTGGCGCCGCCGTTGCGATCACCTTGGACCCCGCGAACGTCCTGAGAAACCAGAGTGCTACCCCGCTCGCGACGTGCGTCTTACCGACTGCGTTGGCGCTCAGGGCCACCGTCGTCTGGTAATCTCTGACGCTGGCGCTAACCCGCTTTTGAGGATCTGTTAATGTGCTGCGTAGGACATCCGCAATGAACCCGTCCGGATCATCCTGGTACGCTGCAAACCGGGCGTCACTCGCCCCCGTCGGCATCTCCTTCAGCCGCTGCAATAGCGCGACCTTGGCCGCCGTCGGCCACTCTCTCCAGTTCTGCGGCAATGAGATCGTCAAGCCCCTCCACCTCCACCGGAATCGCACCACTGGCCATCCCGGCCAACCGCGCCGCCAGGTCCTCGTCACTCAACGTCAGTAGGACCTCGCTGGCCTTGATACCGTCGCCGTCCCGGTTGCGCTTCGCCGTCTCCCGAAGCCCGTCGACCGCGTCCAAGCTCCCCTCCGCGATAGCCCGTCGCCGCATCTGCGCAGCCTGCGCCTCAATAGCCGCCGTCTCCTGATCGCGCCAGTGCAAGGCGCGCTCTGTCGCCAACTCCAACGCCCCTGAGATCGCCGGGTCGTGCTGCCACTTCTGATACCAAATCCGCTGATTGCACACCCTCGGGTCATCGAAGACCTCAGTCCACGGTGTGTCCGTCGCCGTCGCGATGGCCAATAACAACACCGTAGCCCGCTTCTTCGCTACATGCGGCTTCTCAATCGCATCCAGCGCCGTCCTAAGCTCCGGGTTCAGCCAACCCACCGTCTCCGGAGGCGTGTCTCGTAGCCACCACCGGTAGGTCCGGTTCATCTGATACCAAAGATCCGCACTGGTCCCGAAGGCCTGCCCCAGCGCCTTCGCAATGTCGCGCGTGATCGACCGGTCCTCTTCGACCACCTGCGTCACGAGATCGAGATCCAAGTCGGACTTGCGGGCTAGGTCCTCCAGGGACCATCCCCGCTCCTCCAACTCCCGCTCTATCACATCTCCCGGTCTCGGAACTTGCATCACGCTATCCTGTCCGTCCGGTCTGCTAATAGACGATTAGCAGACCTAACTCAGCTCGTCCTCAATCCGCTCCACGCCCGCCGCCTTCCGATACGCATACACCGTCCGATTCGTCCGCGTATCGAAGACCATCCGGCGGGTCAGCACACCCGCCTCGACCAATCCCTCAAGCCGCATCCGCGCCGCCGTGTCTCCCACCCCGGCCCGTGCCTTGTAATCCGACCGCGTAATCTCGTCCGGCTCAATCCTGGGCGGTTGCGTGAACTCAATCACCTCATCCAACAGCACCGTTCGCTCTGCCTCATTCAGATCAACCACTGAGATCCTCCTCAGTTCTGAGGCCCAGCTCCTTCACCAGCGGATGGAAATCCTCAATCCGCCCGTCAATCAACTCGACGACGACGATGCCGTTCGTCACGTAGGCTTTGGAGCCCGTCGCTTGACGACCATACTCCCCCATCCCACACATCGAGGGGAGAAGAATGATGTCCGCCGTGTACCGCTTCGCCACCCGCACCGTCTCCCGAGACCACTCGTGGAAGTGCCCTCTGGCTACGAGCCGCGGCGGCGTCTTGCCCCGGAGCACATCCCCAATCACCAGGCTCTTGGCATAGTACCGGAGCTGATTCCCCTCCGTCCACTCCCGGATCCCGGCGCTGGGCCCGTGGTGCGCATAGTCAATCTTGACATCGTCGATGGTCGCCAGCCCGTGCCGCACGTTGCGGATCGGCTGATCCGGAAACATATCCCGCAGCGCCTTCGCCGTCATCATCGTCGAGGTCCCCTCCCGGAAAATGTGGGAGCCCGTCCCTTGGGTTAGCCTGAACGACGCGATGTTAAGGTCCGGCCGCTCAAACCACACCTGCATATTGGCGACCGCGATCAAGAGCTGATCTCCCATCCGCGTGCTGACCAGATGGTCGGCATACGTCTTGCCTTGCGTCAGATCGCCGTTGTGGAAGACGTGCACCGGATCGCCCTTCGCGATCTCCGCCACCCGGTCGATGCACCACTCGTAGAGCCGCCATAGATACCGCTGCATCGCCGTCGGGCTCGGCGTCCACGCAACCTCCTGTCCGGCCTCATCCACGTCGTAGAGCTGCACCTCCGGATTCATCAACCCTATCCGATGCCCGCCGTGGGTATCGGAGAAAAAAACCAGCAGCCGCCTCACACAACCTCCGGCCGAAACTCTCGCAACGCCGTGTCCAAAACCTCCAGCACCCCCCGCCGCTTCGCCCAGCCCCGGCACCGCGCCAGCCGCTCATTCAGCACCTCGACGGAACCATTCGTCTCACACATCGGCCACAAAATCCAATAGAGCTCCCCCAACCGACGCGCCTCAGCCGCGAAACGTGCTTTACGCTCGCTTACCTCTGCCTTAACACCGTCCGGGTCCGTTGGCGGCCCAAAATCTAGCTGTGGGCTCATAGCCGTCGCCTTATCACTACACGAAACACTAGGGGATACCAACACCGGACTGTGCGAACGCCCACAATAACACCCCCACCACCGCCAGGACCAGCGAGCCGCCGGCGATCGTCAACGCCCAGCGCAAACCGGCGACCCAGGGCTCCATCTGTCGCACTCGATCATCGAGTGAGCAGACGCGCCCTAGGTCCTCCCGTAAATCCGTAATCGCGTGGGCGTTGTCGCCGATCTGCCTGCGATGCTCAGCGTTCACGCGCTCAATCTCCCCAAACCGAGTCTCCAGGCGCTCCACGCATTGCAGGATCGTCGCAACCTGACCGTCAATCCTAACCGAGAACCGGATAAACGCCTCGGTCAGCTTCTTCAAATCGTCTGGGGGAGAAGGCATACTGCGCACACTACAGCTGATTGTGAACGTCCGGCGGCATCCCGCCGATAGTCGTCCATTGCCTCGTCCGATCCCGCTGGCCCGGCCAGATATCGTGCCAGAAATTCGAGCCACCAGCTCCGGCCAGGATCGTCAGCACCACACCGACCCACGGGCGCGCCACGAACGGCGCGAAGGCGTTGGCACCCGACGCCCCCACCACCAGGCCCTGGACCAGAAGCGCAAACAGCATAGTAACCCACCCCTCCTCCGCCTTGAGATGCCGTGTCGCGAGACCCTCCAGCCACGTCAGGAGCGGTGCGAATGCCGGCTTGAACAACTCGACCAGCCGTTCCCCCACAAACGCCATAAACCCCACCATCGCCAGCGCCCGCAGCACCTGCGCAAACGCCTCCGCCAACTCCTTCAGCCAAACCTCTTCCACGTTGACCTCCTCAACAAAAAAGCGCCACACGCAAAAACGTGTGGCGCGCTTCTTACGCTAACGCCCAGGCCGGGTCACTACCCCGGACCATTCGAACCAATCAATCAGACAGCGTGATCGACTTCCGCACCTTATTGCCGGCGAAGCTCAATTCCACCTTACCCTTCTGCGCACAGTCGATCAGGTGCCCCGCCTGGAGCAGCGATTTGATCATCTGCGCCAGGCGAGCAGAGGTCACCTCAATCGAGCGCCCCGCCGCGTCCAGCACCGTCATTTTATTGCTCATACTCCCATCATACGCGACCCGAATCCCAGATTCAAGCAACTAGGTGTCCCATAGTTAATTCAGTGTCAGATCGTTTCCAACCTCATAGATAGCTGACGGCCATCTCGCGAACCATCGTCATATCGACCAATGCGCACCCCGAGCTCGTGCGCCGCCACCGACGCGACCGCCATCACTGCCCCGCGCCTCCAGTCCGATGCATCCTCCACATCGACGATTAGCTCAACGTCATCGGCACCGTAGACGTCGACGCAATACGCGACCTCATCAAAAATCAGATCCCACGCCTGCGCAAGATGCGATCGGCCGGCAAACAGAGATCGACGATGGCGGGGCAACACCCCCGCCACTTCAGTGCGCACCAGCAATTCAATCAACGTGTATCGATCGCGCACCAACCTCAAAATCACCCTCGCCCTGGTCATAGACACCTCTGCATAACGCCACAGCCATCAAGCCACGCCCGTCGACGCAGTTCAAACCAGTAATCCGGCAGCACACCAATCTCAAACGCTCCGCGATGAGAGCGGTACAGTAGGTCCAACCAGTCCTCATCGCCCCAATCCGGATGCAGTGTATCGGCCAGTCTGACCACACTCTCCACAGTCGACCTGGCCTCACAGCGCCGGCACTTGCCCACGCGAGCTGGCCCAAAAATGCTCAGCTGCGGTGACAAATTGAGCGAGGACGCGGGACGCAATGCCCCGCACTCGCAAAACGGCCAGTAGCTCTCCACCGATCTGACAGCTTCAGTTCTCCGCACCGGCGCCGTCGATATCGGTGTTGGGTCACGCTGCTCCATGCGATATACCCAATCCCAAAAACGCTCCACCGCCGCCCGATCCCCAGACCCGCCCGGTAGAATCTCGGCCCTGCAGTGCTCACACAATCTCCAGCGCCGAACCCGCACAACTCGCCGCACGTCTCGACCACAGTTATCGCAACGCGCAAACGTATCCGGGAATAACCTCATCTGCGCCGACTCTGTGTTCACAGATAAATCTCCTAATCTGTTGTTAGCAGAACTAATACTAGTACCATAGTACTATATACGAAAACCGAATAAATAACCA